ATGAAGTCTGACACGTCACACTCCCGCCCCCCGAAAAACGCCGACATCCTGCCGGCGTGGATCGTCTGTCAGCTCTGGATGCGCGGCACGTCGCTGGCCGCCATCGCGGATGCGGAAGGCGTGAAGAAGCAGACGGTGAGCAAGGCCATCGCCGACGGCCGATCCGCCCGCATCGAGCGGGCGGTCGCCAAAGCGTTGGGCATCGCCCCCCATGTGCTGTGGCCCGAGCGGTTCGATCCGGACGGCACCCGCCGACCCGGCCCGTTCAACCGCAAGCGCCCCATCACGCCGCGCATCCGCCGCAACCCTACCACCCCCCCGACGTCAAGCAACGTCAAAGACCAGGAGGCCGCGTAGACATGAGCGCCAGCCCCCACCACCCGCGATCGCCCAACGACGTGATGAGCGTCCTCTGCGATGCGCGCCCCTCCCTGCGCGCCCTCGTTCGCCACGGCTTTGTTGCCGGTGACGAGGCGTGCGCCCTGTTCCTCGATCCGCTGTGGCGGGCGGACGTGCTCCGCGCAGCCGCCCGGCTGCCGTGACCATGAGCTGGCAATCCGAATACATGAAGCTCACCGGCCGGCTGCTGCGGCGGCGGGGGGAGCTTGGGCTGTCGCAGCTCGACCTTGCGCTTACGCTCGGGATCGGGGTCGCCACCTTGCAGCGGCACGAGAGCGGGCGGGCGGAACCGTCGGCCATGCACCTGTTCCGGTGGGCGGCGGCGCTCGGCATCTCCATCACATCACATGTGATCGCCACTTCCGAAGGGGGTGCGTCATGACCCGGCGGCGCAGCCCGACCGTCGCGGACGAGCGGCAGCGGGCGCTGCCGCTGGGCGGCATCCCGGCGTCACGGCCGCCGTCGTATCTGCCCGGCTCGCTGGAATGCGCGGCGCTGGTCTGCGGGCTGGTCAGCTACGCGCTGGACGAGGCGCGGCAGGTGCGGGGGATGAGCCGGGCGGCGGTGGCGGCGCGGATGGCGGAGCTGTCGGGCGAAAGCATTTCCGAGCACATGCTGAACGCCTGTTCGGCCCAGAGCCACGAGGGGCACCGGTTCCCGCTGCAATGGCTGCCGGCGCTGATCGCCGCCACCGGCTGTTTCGACGTGCTGCAGAGCGTGGCCGACCGGGTCGGGGCCACGGTGCTGGTGGGCGAGGCGGCGGATGCTGCGGAGGTCGCGCGGCTGGACCAGATCGCCGCGCAGGCGCGGGCCGAAAAGGCCCGCATCCTGCGCCGCCGGGCGGGGGGCTGATCCATGGCCGCCCAACAGCTCGTCCTGGCGCTGCCTGACGTAACCGACGAACCGGTGCTGTCCGCCCGCCAATTGGCCGAGATGCGGTTGCAGGGATTGCCAGTCTCCGAAAGCGGCGTCATCCGGCAGGCCAACCGTGATGGCTGGCCCTTCCGCGAACGCCAGGGCCGCGGCGGCGGGCGCGTCTACCCCGTCGCCACCCTGCCCGAGGACGTCCGCGACGCCCTGTCACGTCACCACCTGCGCGCCACCACCCGCCCCGCCCCGGCCATCGCCGCTCCCGCCGCCGAACCCACCGCGCTGGCCGACTGGCAGCGCCGGGTCCGCGACGCCCGTGCGGCGATCCTGGCGGAGATCGACCGGCTGCTGGCGGCGGGACTGTGCCGGCGGACGGGCGAGGCGGTGCAACTCGTGGTGACGATGGCGGCGGCCGGCACGCTGGCCCCGGCGCTCCAGGCGCTGGTGCCGGCGGCGAACGCCCGCCGGGGCAAGGACCGCGGCGTGCGCACCCTGTCGGCCGAGACGGTGTACCGGTGGCTGCGGGCGCGCGACGCCGGCGGCGTCCACGCGCTAGCCCCGCGCGAGGCCAAACCCGCCGCACCGGTGCCGGTGTGGCTGGAGCCGCTGTTGCGGCTGTACCGCCGGCCGACGAAGCCCTCCCTGCCGGCGTGCCTGGAGGAGCTTGCCCCGCAGCTTCCGGCCGGCGTCCCGGTGCCGACCACCACCACCGCCCGCCGCTGGCTGGACCGGGTGGCGCCGCAGGTGCGCGAGCGGGGCCGCATGGGGCCGCGGGCGCTGCTGGCGCTGAAGGCGTTCCGGCGCCGGGACACATCGGTGCTGGAGCCGCTGGACGTGTGCGTCGCGGACGGCCACACCTTCAAGGCCGCGGTGCAGCACCCGGTGCACGGCCGCCCCTTCCAGCCGGAGGTGGTGGCGGTGATGGACGCCGCCACCCGGTATGTCTTCGGCTGGTCGGCCGGGCTGGCCGAGAGCACCTGGGTGGTGATGGACGCGCTGCGCCACGGGGTCAGCAGCCTGGGCCTGATCGCGATCCTGTACACCGACAACGGGTCCGGCTTCGTCAACGACATCGTGTCGGACGAGCTGGTCGGCTTCTACGCGCGGCTGGGGCTGGTGCACGAAACGGCCGAGCCGGGCCGCGCCCAGGCGCGCGGGCTGATCGAACGGCCGCAGAAATCGCTGTGGCGCCGCGCCGCCCGGACGCTGCCCACCTATATGGGCCGCGACATGGACCGGGAAGCCGGCAAACGGGTCGCCAAGCTGGTCGACAAGGACCTGAAGACGGCCGGGGCCTCGCGCCTGCTGTTGAGCTGGACCGGCTTCCTGGCCTTCATCGCGGCGGAGGTCGAGGCCTACAACCGGCGCCCGCACCGCGGCCTGCCCAAGGTGCGCGACGCGGAAACCGGGCTGATGCGCCACCTGTCGCCCGCCGAATGCCTGGACCGCTGGCGCGACCGCGGCTGGCAGCCGGTCACGGTGTCGGAGACCGAGGCGGCCGACCTGTTCCGCCCCTACGAGATCCGCAAGACGTGGCGGGCGGAGATCCAGCTTCCCTGGGGCCGCTACTTCCACCGCGATCTGGAGCCGTTCCACGGCGAGCAGGTGCGCGTCGGCTACGACATCCACGACGGCGGGCGGGTGTGGGTGCGGACCCACGACGACGGCCGGCTGATCTGTGTGGCGGAGCGCGACGGCAACCGGTCGGACTATATGCCGGCCAACCGGGTGGAGCATGCGCGGGCGCAACGGGCCGCCGGCCGACTGCGGCGCGTCAACGACGAGGCCGCGCTGATCGCGGCGGAGGCGCGGGGCGTGCCGCCGACCATCGACGCCAGCGCGGCGGATGCGACGCTGACGCCCGACCAGATGGCGGCGGCCGACGCTGAGTTCCAGCGCCTCGCGGCCCGGTCGCCGGAACCGCCGGCCCAGCCCGGCGCCCTTCCCAGCCCTCCGCCCGCCGTTCCGCCGGCCCCGCCCCTGGCCCCGCCGCCCGGCGGAGCGCGGCCGGTCTTCGCCGACGACGTGTCCTGGTGCCGGTGGCTCCAGGACCATCCCGAGCGCGCCACCGACCAGGACCGCCGGGTGCTGGCCGACGAGCTGCGCCGGCCGTCCTTCCGAACCTTCATCGCGAGCGAGGGGTGCGACCTGACCGCCCTCGCCGCCATCGTCAGCCGGAAAGTCACGACCCATGCGTAACGCGTTCTGCAAGACGAGCAATGTGAACCGCCTGCTGGCGGCGTTTTCCGCCCTGAAGCAGCGGGGGGCCGAGGAGGCGTGCCTGCTGCTGGTCGATGGCCTGCCGGGGCTGGGCAAGTCGGAGGCGGTGGAGTGGTGGACGGTCCAGAACGGTGCCGTGCTGCTGCGCGCCAAGGCCGGCTGGACACAGGCCTGGATGCTGCGCGACCTGCTGGGCGAGCTGAAGGTGGTGCCCGGCCGGTCGTGCGAGATCATGTTCCGGCAGGCGCTGGAGGCGCTGTCGGCGGCGGCGCGGGCCGCGGACATGGAGGGGCGCGACTTCGGCGTCGTCATCGACGAGGTGGACCACATCGCGCGCAGCCGCGAGGTGCTGGAGACCTTGCGCGACCTGTCGGACCTGCTGGAGATGCCGTTCGTCCTGGTGGGCATGGACCGGGTGCGCGCCCAGCTCGCCCGCTTCCCGCAGATCGCCAGCCGCGTGTCGCAGCCGGTGGAGTTCCGGCCGGTGTCGCTGGAGGACACGCGGGCGCTGGCCTCGCAGCTCTGCGAGGCCGAGGTGGCCGACGATCTGGTCGCGTTCATCCACCGGGCGTCGGGCGGGCTGGTGCGCGAGATCAAGGAGGCGCTGGCGGCGGTGGAGCGGTTCGCGCGGCGCAACCCGTCGCCGGTGACCCTGGCCGGCATGGCCGGGCAGCCGCTGATGAACGACCGCAAGACGGGCCGCCCGATCCTGGTGCCGCCGTCCATCTCCCTGTCGGCCGGCGCGTGACGCCATGGCCCGGCCCGACACACGCCGCCACCGCATCCTGACGGCGCTGGAACCGTCAGAACCCGGCGCGGAACCGCCCTGTCTGACGCTGGACGAGCTGGCCGCCGCAACCGGCGACGAGCGGACGCCGATGGCGACGCAGCTCCGCCAGCTCGTGCTGGCCGGCAAGGTGGTGCGTCACGAGCGCGGCTGCTTCCGCATCGCGGCCGGGGTGTCGGCGGGCGACCCGCCGGCACCCATGCGCCGGCACAAGCCGCGGACGGGGCTGAACGCCCGGCTGTGGCGGGCGATGCGCCTGCGCGGGAAGTTCACGGCGGGCGACCTGGTGCGGCTGGCGGCGCGCGACGGCGAGCGGGAGGCGACGGTGCGCAAGGGCGCCGACGACTTCCTGCGCGCGCTGCGGGACTGCGGCTATCTGCGCCGGCTTCCCAACGGCACGGGGCCGGCGCGCTACGCCCTGATCCGCGACACCGGGCCGGCGGCGCCGCTGGTGCGCCGGTCCCGCCGCGAGGCGTTCGACCGCAACACCGGCGAAACTTACACCGCCGCGCCGCTGGCGCGGGAGGAAGGCGCCGCCTCGCAGCCGGGTCCGGCCGGGCAGGTGCCCCATGGGTGACGACGCCCGCATCGCCGAGGCGCTGGCCCTGCTGCGCGAGGAGGCAGCCCGGACGAGCGCCGCCGAGGCCGCGCGGCGCATCGGGTACAGCCGGCCGGCGGTCTCCATGGCCCTGGCGGGCACCTACAAGGGCGGGCTCGGCCGGCTGGCCGACGCGGTGCTGGCGACGCTGGGAGGGGTGGCCTGCCCGCATCTGGGCCGGACCATCACGCCACGGGACTGCGCCGATTTTGCCGGCCGCCCCATGCCCACCGCATCCCGCGCGGCCGTGGCCCATTGGCGCGCCTGCCGCGCCTGCCCCCACCGCCCCTGTCCCCACCGCCCGGAAGGAGGGTCGTCATGCTGAGCCGGGACCTGTTGAACCTGATGAACGCGCTGTCGCGCAAGCGCGACGCGTTCCAGGGCCAAATCTTCTATGGAGCGCCGGAGGCGGCGGCGCTGGTCGCCTGCGTGGCGGCGATGGCCGAGGACGCCGCCGCCCTGGAGCGCCAGCTCGTGCCGCACACCGCGCGGACGGCGGCCCCCGACGGGGTGATCGACCTCGCGGCGCGTCGACACCGCCCGATCGCCCCTACGGGCGGGGGAGACGCCGCATGACCGGCCCGACCGACAGCCCCCTGTGCGTCACCGCGCCGCGGCCGTTCGCGCTCGGCGCCCCGATCACCGTTGCTGGCGGGCGCACCGGCACCGTGCTGTGCATCGGCAACACCGGCCCCCGCCGGCAACGGCTGACGGTGCGGCTGGGCGCCGAGACCGTGACCGTGCACGCCCACATCACGGGCGGCGGCGCCCCGTCCGTCACCGCCGTGCAGCCGGAACACGCCTTGCGGGCCGCGCAGGGCGTGCTGGGCGGATCGCCGGTGCCCGACGGTGATATCCGCCACCTGGCCGCCGCCTATCTGGACCTGCTCGGCAAGGAGGGTTCCAGGTCATGACCGCCACCATCGACACCGCCCTTTGCGCCGCCCTTCACGCCGCCTTCGGCCTGGACCCGCCGGCCGCGGCCCCGGCGCCGGCTTCCCCCGACCGCTTCCCGGCCATCCTCGGCCGTCCGCCCAAGCCCACGCTTCCCACCGCCTTCCACCGCGAGCGTCTGGCGATCGCCGGCGCCGTCACACTCCCCCGGAGGTGAGCACCCATGACCACCGCCACCCTGCACGCAGCCCCCGACCGCGCGCTGCCCCCCGTGCCGGGGGTGCCGCCCGGCGCCCCGACGCTGGCCCGGCATCTCGCCGCCTGCCTCGGCATCCTGGCCGAGCTGCCGAACTTCCTGGGCGCGGACGGCCGCGCCGTCTACGCCGCCGCCGCCGACGCGCTGGCCCGCCTGCCGTCCGTCCCGCGGGCGGCGCGGCTGATCGACGGCGTCGAGCACTGGCAGACCGAGAACGGCTCCTGGATCCCGCGCTCCGTCATCCACGACACGGTGGCGCTCTACGACGATTACGCCCGCACCGTGGCGACCGCGGCGCTCCACCTGTCGGGCCAGCTCGCGCGCTTCAAGGCCACGTCCATGGCCGAAGGGCAGGCGCTGGTCGAGCTGGTCGGCCAGAACTACGGCGTGAAGGTCGGCGGCGAGGCCGGCAACGTGTCCTTCTTCAGCTACGACCGCCAGTACAAGGTGACGATCGCGCGCGCCGACCGCATCGCCTTCGGCCCGGAGATCGCGGCGGCCAAGGAGCTGCTGGAGCGCTGGGTGGCGGAGGAGGAAGGCTCCCCCGTCCTCAAGGCCGTCATCAACCGCGCCTTCGGGCTGGACGACGCCGGCCGCATCCGCGCGGCGGAGGTGTTCCGCCTCTGCACCTTCGACGTGCCCGGCGAAACCTGGGCACAGGCCATGAAGGCGATCCGCGACGCCGTCCAGATCGTCGGCAAGGCCGAATACATGCGCGTCTACCGGCGCAACACGGCCGGCAAGTACGAGCTGATCCCCCTCGACCTTGCGAACGCGTGAGGTGCGGCCATGCCCGATCCCACCGAAGCCCAAGGCCGGCTGATCCTGCGCATCGCTCAAGGGGCCGTCATCACGTCCGAAAACGGTCTTCACGTGCGGGATGAGCATCGCCCGCCCGGCCACAACCACCCGACCAGCGACTTCATCGCGCGCATGGAGCGTGAAGGGTGGATCGTGGCCGGAGATCACCCCCGGCGCGGCGTGCATGGCCGGGAGTACATGCTGACGCCGAAGGGGCGGGCATGGGCCGACCGCCGGCTCGCGGCGACCAAGAAGCACCCCGCCGCGCCGCAGGAGGAACCCGCCCATGGCTGACGCCCCCCTCACCGACGCGCTGCGCGTCGAGCGCACCATCCGTGGCTTCGTCGCCATCGGCCTCGGCCTCGCTCACCACGGCGACCGCGCCCATGAGCGGGTCGCCCACACTGCCGTGCTCGGCCGTCTTGGCCTGTCCGTGCCCGACATCGAGGAGCTGGAGGTGCTGGTCGCCGAGACGTACGGCGTCACCCTCATCATCCACATGGACAGCACGCCGGCCGCGATCGCCGACCAGATCATCGCCGGGCTGGCCCGGCGGGCGGTGGCCCATGTGTGACCGCTGCCGCGCCCGCGCGACCGCGCTGGCGGAGGAGCTGCACGCCGCCCTGACCGGCGGCGGCGACCGGCCGGCCATCGCCTTCGCCGCGGCCCTGATGGCGGTCACGCGGCTGGCCGACGCCACCGGCACCGGCGCCCACCTCGCCACCCTGATGCGCGACATCCTCGCCGGCGCCCAGGCCGCCACCAAGACCACCCTGCCGCGGGATCTTGCCACCCTGGAACCGGAGGGCCGGGCATGATGATGGAACGGATCGCCATCATCGGCATGCTGGCCCGTGCGTCGCGGGGCCGCCCGGACATCCATCCGGAAACCGTCCTGGCGCTTCGCCACGCGGCCGAGGTCGAGAAGCGGCACGGCACCGGTCTGGCGCTGTCCGCCCTGCTCGACGTGTGGGTCTCCACCCTCGCCACGATGTTCGCCAGCACCGGCGACGCCAAGGTGCTGGAGGACGGTCTGGCCGTCCTGGAAATCCAACGGAAGACGCTGCTGCGCCTGCTGTCCGGCGATGCGCCGGCCGGCACGATCCGGGCGACCGCCACCCCCACCGCCGACGACGTGCTGGTGGACGTCGCCAGCGCCACCCCGGAGGGCCGCGCATGACGCCCCCGCTCCACCTGTCCCTGTCGGTCACCGTCTACGACGGCGCCACGCCTGTCCTGCTGGTCACGGGCATTCCGGACCACCCGGAGGAGGTCGCCTTCCTGGTGGACGGCCGCAACGTCCGCACCCTGCGCCCGGTGCGCGGCATCCCGGCGCGCCTGCCCGACCGCCCCATCACCCCGGGCCTGCCGTCGCTGGCCGCCATCCTGCGCGGCGCCGCCGCGCCCTCCGACGAGGAGCACGCCGATGCCTGACGCCGTCCTGGCCGACTACCACGCCGCCCCCGTCGCCGCTCCCGCGGACGCCTTCGCCGGCCTCGGCCCCCGCCCGACGCTGGCCTGGATCGACGTGGAGCTGCTGACCGTCGATCCCCGCTACCAGCGCTCCACCGACAGCCGCGCCAGCCGCGACAACATCCAGCGCATCGTGGAGCGCTTCTCCTGGCGCAAGTTCCAGGTGCTGACCGTGGTCGCCACCGGCGACCTCTACGCCATCATCGACGGCCAGCACCGGTGGGAGGCGGCGAAGCTGCACCCCGCCGTCCCGTCGGTGCCCTGCATGATCCTGCCGGAAGCGGGGCTCGCCGAGGACGCCCGGACCTTCACCGCCATCAACCTCGACCGGGTGGCCGTCAACCCGTTCCACCTGCACAAGGCCCGGCTCGCCGCCGGCGACCCCGACGCCCTGCATTTGCAGGAGGTGTGCGACCGGTCCGGGATCGTCATCCCGCGCACCAACCTGACGCCGAAGGATCTGCCGCCGCGCGCCACGCTGGCGCTCGGCACCATCCGGGACTGTCTGGTGAATTTCGGCGACGGCCCGACCGTGGCCGCGCTGTCCGTGCTGGCCGACGCCTTCCCGCGCGAGCCGGGGGCGGTGCGCGCCAGCCTGATCAAGGCCATGGTGCAGCTCTTCGTCGTCGCCAAAGCCGCGGGCCGGGATGCGCCGGAGATCGACCGGGCGCGGCTGGCGAAGGTGCTGGCGTCGCGCGGCGCCGTCCCGTTGGAGAAGGCCGGGCGCGCCTACAAGGACAATTTCGGGGGCACCTCGGCGACCGCGATCCGCGCCGCCGTCGCGCGCGCCTACAACGAGCGGCTGCCGGCCGAGCGGCGCCTGCCGGAAACGGTGTGACACCCCATGACCGCCGCCCCATGACCACTGACCGCCTCGACCTGATCGCCCGCCTGACCGTGGCGTCCGACCGCCTGAAGGGCCGGACGCCGGTGGGCCAGCGCGGCCGGCGCGAGCTGCGCGCGCTGCTGGTGGAGGCGCGGCGGGCGCTGCTGGCCGCGGCGGGGCCGGACGGCGCCACGGCCGACCCCCGCATCGGCCTGGCCGCCGCGGTGGAGCGCGCCGCGACCGCCGGCGTCGCCTACCCCGAACTGGTCGGCCTGTTCAACGACACCCTCGACCGATTGCCACGGAGGTGATCATGGCGAAAGCGCCAACCGACAACGCCGTCATCGACGCTTTCAAGCATGCCGTGGCCGGCCGTGGCGGCCCGCTGGCCCGTCTGGTGAAGGGCTTCAGCACCGACGACCTCGCCGCCGCCTTCGCCCGCCACCCTGTCGATCTGATCCTCGCCTTGTCCTTCGCGACGGGGCGCAAGCAGGAGCGCGAACGGATCGCCGACGAGGTCCGGGAGTACCGCCGGAAGCTGCGGCAGGAACGGCGGTCATGACCGCCACCGCGCCCTATCCGCCATGGGAGGTCCGGACCCTCTCCGGCCGCATCCTGGTCCAACACGGCGCCGAAGATTGGGCGCGGGCCGAGCTGATGCGCCGCGCCGTGATCTTCGGGCGCTTTCCCGCCTATGAGGCCGTCTTCGGCCCCGGAAACGAGGTGACCAATGGCACAGCAACTGCACCTCTGGCGCAAGCCGAGGGCCGAGCCGAGCCGCAACCCGCGGACACTCTTCGTGTGTGACGCCGGCGACGCCCCCGGTTCCGAGCCGCACGGCGTCGTCCGGTTCGAGTGCGTGGAATGCGGCCACCAGACGGGGTGGTTCCGCAGCCGCGGCGTCGAGCTGGAGAAAAAGGGCCGCGTCTGCCCCCGCTGCCAGGGCGACCCCGAGCGGGCCGCCGCGGCACCTCCGCCCGACCGGGGAGACGCCTGATGGTCGCCTATTCTTTCCGCCCGAACTTCGTCGACATGATCCTCGCCGGTCTTGAGCCGGGGGAGGAGCTGCCGGGCATGAAGCGGCAGACGATCCGCGCGCACCGCTTCCGTGGCCGGCACGCCCGGCCGGGTGAAGCGATCCAGCTCTACGCCGGGATGCGCACGAAGCATTGCCGTCTGCTCGGCGTCGCCGAATGCACGTCGGTGGAGCGCGTCCTGTTGCGCCTGGACGCACCCGGCGGCGTGACGATCCACGGCGGCGACGCCCCAACGGTTCGCCGCATCGGGGCCGACGAGCCCGAGTTGCTGGACCAGTTCGCCCAACGCGACGGCTTCCCGCGCGGCTGGGCGGAGCTGCTGGAGTTCTGGGCCAGGGAGCATCCCGACACCGGCCATTTCGCCGGCGTGCTGATCCGCTGGAGACCCACGTCATGACCGCCCGCCCGACGTCCGCCCTGACCCTGCATCTGTGCCGCCAGTCGCGCCCCGGCCTCTCCCGCACCTGCCTGAAATGCGGACGCGACGAGAGCGCGTGGCGTTTCGGCGACGCGTCCACGCACCTGCCCAGGGAGTGGGACATCGCCGTCAACCGCTGCACCCCGGAGCCCCGCACATGACCGCCCGCGTCAAACCATCCGGCGCCAAGGCCGCCAACCCGCTCGCCCCGCTGATCGCCAAGGTGCAGACCTTGCGCCGGCAGGTGCCGACGCTGGCCGACGACGCCGTCTGGCGCCCCTTCCTGGCGCGCCACGCCGGTGGCATCACGTCCACCCGCGCCATGAGCGAGACCCAGCTCCACGCCGTCGTGCGTGCGCTCTACGCGGCCGGCGCGCCGAAGCGCCCCGGCAGCTCCGGCGGGAAGCGCCAGCCCTACGCCGACAGCCCGCAGCTCGCCAAGGCGCGCGCCCTGTGGATCGCGCTGGCCGACGCCGGCAAGGTCCGCGACCGCTCCGACACGGCACTCGCCGCCTTCATCCGCCGGCAGACCCGCCAGGACATCGGCATGCTGTCGCCCGAGCGCTGGGCACAGGTGATCGAGGCGCTGAAGGGCTGGGCCGACCGCGTCGGCGCCGCCGTGGAATAGGAGACGTCCATGACCAGTCCCTCGGCCGCCGGGTTGCCCGGCAAGCTCGCGGACGTGGCCGCGCTCACGTCGGTCGAGGTGGCGGAGATCCTGGCGCGCGCATGGGGTGGGCGGCGGCGCTACGTGCCCGCCGAGCCGAAACCAGATCACGAGTTGAGCCGGCTGGTGGGGCACGACAACGCGCGCATCATCGGCGCGGCCATGGGCAACGAGGAGATCAAGTGGCCGAACGCCAAGGCGTGGCTCCACCTGCATGATGCGCGACGGCTATTGGATGAGGGTGTCTCCATCGCAGGCATCGCCAAGCGTCTGGGCATTTCCGATGTTCGCGCCCGGACCCTGCTGCGGGGCTACGGTGCACCACGAGCTCCCGGATCAAGGACTGCGACGGTTGCGCCCCGTGAATGCCCGGACTGCCATCCGGCGCGACGGATCGCCGACCGTGTCGGATTGAGCGAGCAATGGGTGTTCCAGCTCATATCCAATGCGCATCGGATCAAAGGTCAACCGCAGATGCCAGCGCCAACCTGCTGCCCGACGTGCCGGGCGCCCCTCGTGGATGTGCCCCGAACAAAGCCCATTCGAGGAAAGCGTCCTGTGCCACACCCCGACGAGCAGCCCGACCTGTTCTCGCCGCGCTGAGCCTCTCTGTCCCTTCATTGTCTTTGCGGTGCGCGGTAGGCGCCTAACACGCGCGACAATGGCGCCATCCCCACACGGATGGCCTTCCCATGTCCTACGCCGGCCCCGGCCTGTCGCCCCGCCACCTGGAAGCCTTCGTCATCCGTCCGGTGCTGGCGCATCTGGCCGGAACCGACGCCCCCGGCATCGACCGCGACGCCGCGGTCGAGCTGCTGCTCGGCACCGCCGCGCACGAGAGCGGCCTGCGCGCGCTGGACCAGATCACCTCGCCGACCGACCGCAGCCTCGGCCCCGCCTTCGGCCTGTTCCAGATCGAGCCGCGCACCCACGCGGATCTCTGGACCAACTTCCTGGGCCACCGCCCCGCGCTCGCCGCACGGGTCGCGGCGCTGCGGTCCGCCTGGCCGTCCGGTGATGTCCAGCTCGCCACCAACCTCGCCTACGCCGCGGCGATCGCCCGGCTGGTCTATTTCCGCAGCCCGGTCCCCCTGGCCGCCCCCGGCGACGTCGCCGGACACGCCGCCGTGTGGAAGCGCGTCTACAACACCACCGCCGGCAAGGGCCGGCCGGAGCAGTTCGTGGACGCCTGGAGCCGTCTCGTCCAACCCTACCGTTGAGGTGCCCCATGGGCTTCGCCCACGCCTTCGCCGCGCTCCTTCTGTGCGTCATCTTCTCCGGCGGCCTGTATCTGCTGAAGCGGCCGTCCTCGGACCTTTCCGACCGTATCGTCGGGCTGGTGGCCGTCCTGCTGTCGGTCGCCGGCATGCTGGCGGTGGGCGGCGCCGCGGCCCTGGCCGCCGACCTCTCCGTCGCACCGCCCTCGCCCTGGTCAGGCGTGCTGGAGACGGCGGTGGGGAGCCTTGCCGCCATCGCGTCGGCCACCATCCTGGCGGTGTTCGAGCTGGCGCGGCGCCAGCTCAAGGCCCGGCTCGGCGTCGCGCTGGACGATCAGGCCCGCGAGTATGTCCAGGACGCGGCCGACCGCTTCGCCGCCTTCGCCCACGCCCGCCTGTCGGCCCTGGCCGGCCTGCCGGCCCCCTCACCGGTGGGGCTGCCGCCGGGAACGGCGCCGGGTGCGTCCGCAGCCCCCGCCCTTTACGACAGCGTCGTGGACGAGATGGTGGACGCGATGGTCGAACAGGTGCCGGACGGCCTGTCGCGCCTCGGCGTGGACGCCGCCGGCGTGCGGCGCATGCTGATGGTGCGTCTGGCCGCGCGCGGCATCCTGCCCGAGGGCGGCTGACCATGGCCGACGACGCCGATCGCGCGCAGGAGCTGGGGGCGCTGTACGAACGCGCCCTTCGCGTGCCGGTCCGGGCATTAAAGGCGCGCGTCGCGTCCGACGCGGCGGCGCCGGCCGTCTGCGCCGACTGCGGCGACGCGATACCGCCGGCCCGCCGCGCCGCGTGGCCGGGTGCGCGCCGGTGTCTTTCCTGCCAACAGCAGCACGAGGCGCGGTGATGGTGGCGTGGATGAAGGAGTGGTGGCCCGTCATCGCGTTCGTGCTGACGATCGCCGTGGTGCCGGCCCTGAAATGGGTGGTCGGGCAGCTCCGCAAGGGGCTTGCCAGCCACGAGGATCTGGAGATGCACACCCGATCCGCGGCGGAGGCGCAGCTGGCGCTGGAGCGGCGGCTGGTGGACCGGCTGGAGGCGCAGACGCGCTGGATCGCCGACCACAACACCCTGCACGCCACCATCGCCGCCGATCTGACGCACCTGCGTCAAACCATGGCGGAGCTGCCGAAGGCCGACCAGCTCGCCCGCGTGCTGCTGGCGGTCGAGGGGGTGCGCGGGGACCTGAAGGCGATCAGCGCCACCATGGAAGGGGTGCGCACCACCATCGACCAGATCGACGCCCGCGTGCTGCGCCACGAGGGCATCTTCGCCGACGCCGCCGCGGCGCGGCGGGCATCATGACCCCGGAGGGAGTGCATCATCATGGCGCTGGACGCTGAAGGGCTGGCGTGGCTGCGCTCGCTGCGCCTGTCGATGCTGATCGCCGCCTTCAAATCGCCCGGCCGCTCCATCAAGGAGGGGCCGCTGCACCGTGTTCTGACGGGAAACGAGCATTTCCGTGTCGCGCGCGCCGAGGTCGAGCGGCAGATGCGCCACCTCGCCTCGCTCGGCCTCGTCTGGTGCGACGAGACCGGGCACGACCTGGTGCTGTCGCTGACCGACGACGGCATCGACCTGGTGCTCGGGCGCGGTGGCCACCCGGAGGTTGACAGCCCCAGCCCCGGCACCGCCCGCCGGATGGCGATGGCGGCAGCGGCGGAGATCGCCCGCAAGACGCTGGGGGATGCCTGATGGCGCACGGGGCCGACACCCGCGCGGACCTGCGCCGCGCCTATGTCTACGACCGTCTGGAGCTTCCGGCGGCGGCCGAACGGCTGGGGGTGTCGCTGTCGTCCGCCCGGCGGTGGAAGCAGGAGGCGGAGGCCGATGGCGACGACTGGGACCGCGCCCGCTCCGCCGCGCGGCTGGCCGGCGACGGCCGCCAGCAGATCGCCGAGATGATCCTCAACGACTATCTGCTGCTGCATCAGGCCTGTGTCGAGGACATCAAGGGCAAGGCGGACATCGACCCGTTGAAGAAGGCGGAGGTGCTGTCGCGCCTCGCCGACGCCTTCAACAAGACGATGGCGGCGGTCGGCCGGGCGTCGCCGGAGCTGTCGCGGCTGGCGGTCGCCACCGACGTGATCCAGCGCCTGGCCGGCTTCGTCCGGCGCGACTTCCCGCATCTGGCGCCGGCGCTGCTGGAGGTGATCGAACCCTTCTCCGCCGAACTCAGCCGGGACTATGGTTGATGGCGCGCCCGGCTCTGCCCAAGCTGTCGCGCAAGGAGTTCCTGGCGACCGTCGCGGAGACGGCGTCGGCGCTGCGCGCCACCATCGAGGCGGAGGTCACCGGGCTGGACGACGGCCCGGCCGCCATCCTGGAGCGCCGGCGCCGGGCGCTGGCGGCGGACGGGCTGGAGTTCTTCGCCCGCACCTATTTCCCGCATTATGTGAAGGCCCCCAACAGCCGCCTGCACGATCACCTCTACGCCCGCATCCCGGAGCTGCTGGCGGCGGCGGAGGGGCAGACCGACGCCATCGCCGCCCCGCGCGGCGAGGCCAAGTCCACCATCTGCTCCCAGCTCACGCCGCTGTGGTGCGTGGCGCGCGCCATCAAGTCCTACATCCTGGTCATCATGGACGTGAACGAGCAGGCCGTCCTGATGGTCGAGGCGATCAAGGCCGAGCTGGAGACCAACCCGCGGCTGGCGCTGGACTTCCCGGAAATCGCCGGCCGGGGGCGGGTGTGGAAGGAAGGGGTGATCGTCACCCGCAACGGCGTCAAGATCCACGCCCGCGGCGGCGGGCAGCGGGTGCGCGGCCTGCGCCACGGCCCACACCGGCCGGACCTCGCCATCCTGGACGATCTGGAGAACGACGAGAACGTCCGCACGCCGGACCAGCGGAACAAGCTGGAGAAGTGGCTGAACTCGGCCGTGCTCAACGTCGGCGCCGCCGACAGCACGCTGGACGTGCTCTACATCGGCACGATCCTGCATTACGACAGCGTCCTGGCGCGGACCATGCGGAACCCGCTGTGGCGCGCGACCAAATTCCAGTCGGTCATCCGCTGGCCCGAGCGCCGCGACCTGTGGGACCGCTGGGAGGAGGTGCTGCGCAACGACGGGGTGCCGGCCGCCGACGTCTTCCTGGCCGCCAACCTCGCCCTGATGCTGGCGGGGGCGGAGGTGTCCTGGCCGGCGGTGCGGCCGTTCCCGGCGCTGATGCGGATGCGGGTGCGCATCGGGCGCAGCGCCTTCGCGTCGGAGCAGCAGAACGACCCGCTGTCGGAGGACGACGCCGTCTTCGGCCGCATCACCTATTGGGTGCAGCGTCTGGACGCGTGGGTGTTCTTCGGCGCCTGCGACCCGAGCCTCGGCAAGCAGAACCGGGCGCGCGACCCGTCCGCCGTGCTGGTGGGCGGCTACGACCGCGAGCGCCGGGTGCTGGACGTGGTGCTGGCGTCGATCCGGCGGCGGGTGCCCGACCGGATCATCATGGACGTCATCGAGGCGCAGCGCGAATTCCACTGCATCGCGTGGGGCGTGGAGAGCGTCCAGTTCCAGGAGTTCTTCCGGCAGATCCTGATGGAGCGGTCGGTGGCGGCCGGGGTGCCGGTGCCGGCGAAGCCGGTCATCCCGCACGCCGACAAGGCGCTGCGGATCGAGAGCCTGGAACCCTATGTGTCCAACGGGCTGATCCGGCTGAACGCGTCCCAGACGACGCTGATCGACCAGATGGAGCATTTCCCCCTGGTCGATCACGACGACGGGCTGGATGCGCTGGAGATCCTGTGGAAGATCGCCACCGGCACGCGGGCCGCCGCCGGCACCAGCGTGCCGCCGCCGGACGGCGGGGGGCACGGCCGCGCCGGCGGCCCGGCCATGCGCGGGCGGGGCGGCTTTCTCGGCGGCATGGGCCGCATGTTCGGCGGGAGACGGTGAGACGATGGGCGTGTTCGACCCCTTCCTGCGGCTGATGGCCGCCGCCTTCCCTCCCGCCGTCGTCCCCGCTGGCCGGCCGATGCGCGAGGCGGCCGGCGCCGCGGCCGATCCCGACGACGAGGACGGCACCTGGCGCCCGGTCGGCGCCGACACGGCCCGCGACCTGTCGCCGATCACGCAGGAGCGGATGCAGCGGATCGCCGCCTGGGCGTGGGAGCGCAACCGGCTGGCGAACCGCCTGATCGAGCTGCCGCTGGCGATGCTGCTGGCGGAGGGCTGGACGCTGGAATGCGACGACGCCGACGCGCAGGGCTGGCTGGACGCCTTCGTGCGCGACCCGATCAACCGGCTGGACCGGCGCTTCAAGCAATACGCCCGCGAGCTGGCGCTGTTCGGCGAGCAGTGCTGGCGCGTCTACGGGAACGAGGTGTCGGGCGCCATCCGGCTGGGCTATGTCGATCCCGGCGCCATCGAGGCCGTGGTGACCGACCCCGACAACGTGGCCCAGCCGATCGGCGTGGTGGTGCGCAAGCGGTCGGGCGACCGCCGGGTGTACCGGGTGATCCTGCCCGGCGACGACGCCGATCTGTTCGGGGAGGGGGCGCGGGCCTTGCGCGCCGGGATGACGGGCGGTGACTGCTTCTTCTTCCGCGTCAACGGGCTGGTCGCCGGCAAGCGGGGCCGGTCGGACCTGCTGTCGGCGGTGGACAAGTGCGACGCCTATGACGAGATGCTGTTCGGCGAGATCGAACGGGGGGAATTGCAGCGCCATGTCCTGTGGGACGTGACGCTGACCGGCGCCGATCAGGCCGAATGCGACCGCCGCGCCGCCAACCTGCCGCCGCCGCGGGCGCGCACGGTGCGGGTGCACAACGAGAACGAGGCGTGGCAGGCGGTGGTGCCGCAGCTCGCCGCCGGCGACGCGGACACGGCCTTGCGGACGCTGCGCAACGACATCCTGGGCGGCGCCAGCCTGCCGGAACACTGGTACGGGTCCGGCGGCGACGTGAACCGCGCCACCGCGCTTGCCATGGGCGACCCGACCTACAAGGTGCTGACCGACCGCCAGAACGAGCTGAAGGCCATATTGGAGGAGGTCGGTACCTATGTGGTCTGGCGCCGGGCGGCGGCGCTGGGGCGCGCGGCCGACCCGGCCGACCCGGCCCTGCGCGTGCGCGCCGTCTTCCCCGACCTGGTCACGCGGGACGTGGCCGCCATGGCGGCGGCGCTGGGCCAAGTGGTGGGTGCGGCGGCCGGGGGCGTGTCGCAGGGGCTGCTGAGCCGCGAGACCGCGGTGCGGCTGATCGCGCTGGTCGCCACCCAGCTCGGCCAGAAGATCGACGCCGCGGCCGAGCTGGCGAAGGCGGAGAAGGAGGAGGCCGCGGCGGCCGAGGACGATGTGTACGCCGAGCCGGCGGAGGATGAGGCTTCGCCCCTGTCCGGCGAGGAACCGGCATGACGGCCTTCAGCATCGTGGAGACGCTCCCGCCGTACGGCCGGCGGGAGCTCGGGGCGTGCCACCGCCCCGAGCCGCGGGCTTGCACCCCGCACGACCGCAACCGGCCGCATCGCGGCCGTCCCGCACCCCGGCGCCGGGGCGGGACCACCATAGGCGTTACCCTGAATGGAGGAAATCCGCTGCGGTTCCTGCCGCCGGCTTCTGGCGCGTGGAACCGCGAATTGCCTGGAAATCAAGTGCCCCCGCTGCGGCACGATCAACCATGTGAGGGCCACGAGCTCCCCGTCCGAACGCCCACGAGCGTCCGACTCGGAGAGCGCACTTGGAACCGCTCAAGACCATCGGGCCGCGAGGCTACATCCATGACATCCAGGACGGTGCCCGCCGTGTGGTGGGCTTTGGAGACGCCGAGTTCCTGGTCAAAGAGGCGCCGCGCCGTGAGGTTGTGGCGCTCATCGTCGCCAACCACTATTCGCACCGGGCGGTCAACAACGCCTATATCCATCTCGGCGTGTATCACCGCGGCGCGCTGGTCGGCGCCCTCCAACTCGGCTATGCGATGAACCCGGCCTCCGCCCGCAACATCGTCGCCGGAACCTGCAACCGCGGTTACCTCGAACTCAATCGCATGTGGTTGAGCGACGCGGTGCCGCGGAACGGCGAGAGCATGGCGATTGCCTATGCCGTGAAGTACATCCGGGCGGCTCATCCCGCCGTGGACTGGATCCAGTCCTTCGCCGACGAGCGCTGCGGCCTATGGGGTGTGGTTTATCAGGCCTGCAACTTCGTGTATTGCGGGTTCCACCGTTCGACCTTCTATGAACTCGATGGGGTCTGGTACCACAAGATCCTGGCGACATCGGTAACCCGCCAGGGCGGGCGCGGTGCTCATCTGCGGGAAAATCTGCACCGCGCATCCCGTCATGTCTTCCGTCAGTTCCGGTATGTGCTCTTCCTGAAGCGATCGGCCCGCCGCCGCTTGCTGCTTCCCATCCACCCCTATCCCAAACCTGACCGGGACGGGAATGGCGCGTTGGTCGGGACGAGCCTCATGGGCATCGCCGCATGACCGCCGACTCACCACCCGGCCCCAGCGAGCGCGACCGCGCCTTCCGTGCCGAGCGGCTGCGCCAGATCCGCGCCGGCAACGCGATCCGCCGGCGGACCGCCGACCAGGTGCGCGCCGTCCTGCGGCAGGCGCAGGCGGAGATCGCGGCGACGCTGGCGGGCGCGCCCTCGGCGTGGCAGGTCCACCACCTCGGCCGGCTGAAGGAGGAGGTCGGCCGGGCGCTGGCCCGGCTGGAGGCCGGGTGGGACGCGGCGGTCGGGGCCGGGCTGGACGCGAGCTGGGCGGCCGGGATCGACCTGATCGACCGGCCGGCCGAGGCCGGCGGCGTCCGGCTGTCCTCCCTGCTGGCCGCCATCGACCCGCGGCGGCTGGAGGCCATGCGGGCGTTCTGCACCGACCGCATCGCCGATGTGACGGCGACCTCGGCCGCCCGCGTCAACACCGAGCTGGGCCTTGCCATGGTCGGCGCCAAGACGCCGTTCGAAGCGGCGCGTTCGGTCGCCGGCGTGCTGGACGGCGGGCTGGAGCGGGCGCTGACCATCACGCGCACCGAGCTGGGGGCGGCCCACGCGGCGGCCGCGCAGGCCCGGCAGGAGCAGGCGGCACCGGTGCTGCCGGGCCTGCGCAAGCAGTGGCGGCGGTCGGGCAAGATCCATTCCCGCCTGTCGCATGATCTGGCGGACGGGCAGATCAAGAAGCCGGACGAGCCGTTCCTGGTCGGCGGGGAGCCGATCATGTTCCCGAAGGACCCCAAGGCGCCGGCCAAGCACCGCATCAACTGCGGCTGCGCCAGCCTGCCGCACATGGCGCATTGGGAGGTCAAGCACCCCATCGACCAGCCCTTCACGGTGGAGGAGCTGAACCAGAGCCCGGTGAAGCGGCGGTTGCAGGACGTGAAGCACACCGGTTTCGACACCTGGGCCAGACGGGCGCTGGAGAAGGACACGCGAAGGGACGGCACGGTGATGACCGCCGGCACCCTGCTGCCGGAGGTGGAGGAGGCGCTGAAGCTGCGGTTCGGGGCGGCGGTGACGACGCGCGAGATCGGCGTGTCCGACCGCATGCTGTGGCATTACGTCCGCGACGCCAAGGTGCTGGCCGGCAAGTCGGTGCCGGCGCGCGTCGCCCGCCGGCTGCCGCAGATCCTGGAGAACCCGCTGGCGGTGCTGTGGGACGCGGCGGCGGCCAAGGCCGGCCGGCCGGCCATCTTCTACATCGCGGAGGTGGGCGGGGGTGAGAAGCGGCTGGCCCGCTTCACGGTCGTGCTGCGCGACCGCGACAAGAAATCGAAGGTGGAGCGGCACAACTTCGTCGTCTCCGCCGGGCTGGTCGATCGCGCCACCCTGGCGAACACGAAGGCCTACCCGCTGATCCGGGGGACGCTGTGACACCGGGCGGCGCAGGCCTTCGCCGGATGGCCGCGCCCGCCGTATGAGGGATGCAAGAGGTGGTCGCCGCCGGGGTGCGCAACGTCCCCGAAACCCCTATGCCCCGCGTGTCGCCGGGCGAGGGCCGGCACCGCAGCTTGCCCATGGAAGGGGGCGCGGCTCCAGGATCAAGCCGCCTTCAGATCACGGCGGCGACCACACCTTATATATAGGGGGGAAGCGCGGTCGCGGGAAGCCTCTGGGAAGCCCGCCGATGCGGCAGGCTTCCGGCCGCCTCGATGGGTGCCGTGTCCCGCCGGAACGCATCCAGCCCCCGTCAACCATGCGTCAGAAACGACGCCGAAGGGGGTACCCCAACCCCCTCATCCGATGGCGTAAACCAAAGGCGGTATCGGGGGCATGATCGGCGCCGTTCCCGACGTCCCGACCGATGGTCCCATGGCCGCTCCGAAGACCCGACCCGCACCGGCCCGCCCCTCTCCGGCGCACCCTTCTCCGGCGCACCCTGCTCCGGAGGCGGCCACCGCCGCGGCCGACGACGCCCCCGGCCCGGACGGGGCATCCGACATCCGCCGCGCCGCAGCCGCCCTGAAGGTGCCGGCGAAACGCCTGCTGGCGGCGCGGATCGACGGCGACTGCGTCTTCGCCGTCACCGTCGACGGGCAAAAGCTCACGGGTGCGCTGCCATGACGATCCCGGCGACCGGCATCCTCGGCGAGGCGGCGCTGCGTGAAGCGGCGGCATCGTCCTACCAGGACATCATCCAGCGCGTCACCGCCGCGGTGCGGGCGCTGTTCAAACAGACGGGCCGCGAGAACTACGTGTACCTGCGCGGGCTGTGGCCGGAGCAGGCCGTGGTCTCCGTCAGCGAGAGCGGTGGCGACGCCAGGCTGCTGTCCTATCCCTACACCCTGGCCGAGCGCGGTGCGGTGACGCTCGGCAGCCCGGTCGAGGTGGTCGAGACCTTCACCCCGGCCGATGCGTCCATGCGGGAAGCGGCCGGTGCGCTGCTGGAGGCGGCCCCCGACGCCGCCACCACCGACGCCGGCACCGGCGCCGTGAACGCCCGCTACCGGGTGCGGGTGATCCGCGCCGGACTGTCCGGAAACGGCAACTACTACCCCGACGCCACCCTGCGCGAGGCGCGCGGCCTGTTCGACGGTGCCCGCGTGTTCGTCAAGTCCGACGCCGAGCATCTGAAGGGCGGCGGCAAGGATCTGCGCAATCTGGTGGGGCGCCTGTCCGACGTCGTCTTCGTGGAGGGCAAGGCCGCCGACACCGGCGAGTTGCGGGCGGTGCTGACCCTGATCGACCCGTCGGAGGCGGTGTCGGTCAAGCTGCGGGAGGCGGTGAAGGGCGGCATGGCCGACCTGTTCGGCCTGTCCATCGACGCCGGCGGCCGGGTCAAGGCCGGCAAGGTCGGGGGGCGGGCGCTGAAGGTCGCCACCGCCATCACGACGGTCAAGTCGGTGGACCTCATCGTCGAGCCCGGCGCCGGCGGCGCCGTCATGTCCCTGATCGAAGCCCTGGACGAGGAAGCCATGCTGCGCGCACGCCTGATCGACACCATCAACCGCCGCCGCCCCGCCCTGCTGGCCGGAAAGGACGTGGCCGCCCTGTCCGACGACGAGCTGGAGGCCGTGTTCGCCGAGGCCATGGGCGACCCGGCCATGAGCGGGGGGCCGGGCGATCCGGCGCCCGTCCCGAAGTCCGACCCGAAGCCCGCCCCGGCTGGGGCCACCGACCCCGGCGAGGTGGCGCGGCTGGTCGAGGCGCAGGTCACGGCGCGGTTGAACCGCAACGTCGCGATGCGCGAGCGCGTCGGCCGCTCCGCGCTGCCGGACCGGGCGAAAGCGCGGCTGACGGCCGAGTTCGAGGGGCAGGCCGAGTTCCGCGAGGCGGACGTCGAGCGCCGCATCCAGGACGAGATCGCCTATCTCGCCCCGGCCGCGACCGGGGACCGGGTGCGGGGCTTGGGCGAGGACAGCCTGATCCTGTTCGGCGAGACGCGGGCGGACAAGCTGCGCGAGGCGATGGCCGCCTTCTGGGACCCGTCGCACAAGCACCACCGCGACGCCCCGTCGCTGAAGGACCTCTATGTCATGGCGACCGGCGACCGCCGCGTCACCGGCCGCACCAGGGATTGCGACGAGGCGCTGCTGCGGGAGGCGCTGGACGGGGAGGATTTCGCCGCCGTCTTCCTCGACAGCATGAACAAGCGGGTGATCCAGTCCTACCGCGAGTACCGCGAGCTGGACGGCTGGCGCGACCTGACGGGCGAGCCGGTGCCCATCGGCGACTTCCGCGAGCAGTCCCGCGTGGCGTGGGGCGGCTACGGCGACCTGCCCATCGTCGCCAAGAACGATCCCTATGTCGAGCTGGAGAGCCCCTCCGAAGACGATCCGGCCACCTACAAGGTGCACAAGCGCGGCCGGCTGGAAAGCATCGCGGTCGAGGACATCAAGAACGACGACGTCGGCTTCGTGCGCCGCATCCCGGTCGATCTGGGCCGCGCGGCCAAGCGCACGCTGTACAAGTTCGTGTTGAACTTCCTGCGCGACAACCCGGTCATCAAGGACGGCAAGACGCTGTTCCACGCCGACCACGGCAACCTGATCACGTCGGCGCTGGGTGCGGCCAGCTACAAGGCCCTGCGGCTGATGATGAAGCGCCAGCGGGACATCGGCGGCAACGACACCATCGGGGTCAACCCGCGCTTCCTGTGGGTGCCGGACGCGCTGGAGGAGACGGCGTTCGACCTGTTCACTTTGGCCCAGCGCAACGATCCCGACTTCACGGTCACGCTGAAGCCGGCGATCCGCCCGGTCTTCCACTGGACCGACGAGGCCGACTGGTGCGTGTCGGCCGACCCGCGGGACATCCCCACCATCGAGATCGGCTTCCTGGACGGCAAGGACGAACCCGAGCTGTGGACGCAGGACAGCCCGACCAGCGGCAGCCTGTTCACCAACGACCAGATCACCTGGAAGGTCCGTCACATCTATGGCGGCACCGTGCTCGACCACCGCGGGCTGGGCAAGTCCGTGGTGGCGTGAGCGATCCCGGCCCCTCGTTTCCGAGCCCCTCGTTTCCGGCAAGGCGTGAACGACCATGACGAGCACCCCGAACATCCCGCCCGGCGGCGGGCATGCCTACAGCTTCCCGATCCGCCTCGCCGGCGTGTGGACGGCGGACGTCGCCGCCGCGGCCCGCCACGTGCTGCAGGGCCGCCACCGCATCCTGGGCGCCGTGGCCGTGGCGCGGGCGTCGTCCGGCACCAGCCCGACCTGCGCGGTCGACATCAAGGTCGGCAACAGCAGCGTGCTGGCGGAGCCGCTGGAGATCACGGCCACGGCCGCGACCTACGCGACGATGGTCAACCTGACCGCGGAGGGCGGGTCGGCCTGGCCGACCGTGCCGGCCGGCGGGGTGATCACCATCGGGCTGGACATCGGCGGCACGACGCCGTCCTGGACCGACATCGACGTCACCCTGCATCTGGCGCGGTTCTGACCATGGCGCGCGCGGATCTGCTGGCCCTGGTCGAGGACGTGGTGCGCGGCGACGACGCGCGGCTGCGCGCCGGCGCCGGCGACCGCGCGCTGGACGAGGCGGTGCGCCGCTATTCGAAGGACCGGCCGCGGCGCGCGGTGGCCGACATCGCCGGCACCGGCGCCCATCTGGTGGAGCCGCCCGCGGGGTGGGAGCCGGGAAGCGCCGTCGTCGGGCTGGAAGTGCCGGCGGGGCAGGCGCCGCCGGCGATCCGGCCGGCGGGCGATCTGGTGCCCTACGACCACCCCGACGGCGTCCGACTGATGTGGCGTCCGACGCCGCCGCCCGGCCCCGCGGACACCGCCCGCGTCACCTTCACCGTCCGCCATCGGCTGACCGCGTTCGAGGACACCATCCCGGAGGCCGACCGGCTGGCGGTGGCGAGCCTTGCCGCCAGCCTGCTGCTGGAACAGCTCGCCGCCGCCACGGCCGGCGACACCGACACCACCATCCCGGCCGACGCGGTGGACCACCGCGGCGCCAGCGACCGCTACGCGGCCCGCGCGCGCTCCGCCCGCAAGGCCTATGACGATCACCTGTCGGCCAGCGGGCCGGCGCCGGGCCGGTCGGCGGGTGCGTCGGCCAGCATCGCCTGGGAGCCGCGCCGGGGCCTGCTGCGGCGGGGGGCGACGTGAGCGGCCCGGCCTTCGGCCTGGATTTCGACGCCCGCGCCCGCGCGGCGCTGGACGCCGCACCGGCGGTGTTCCTGCGCGAGCTGGCGGTCGGTGTGCTCGAAGGGCAATTGTTGCTGGAACGGGAGGTCAGGGAGCGGACGCCGACCAGTGGTGCGGGGACGCTGCGCGACAGCATCGGCGCCCTGCCGATCGAGCTGTCGGGGGAGCGGGTCGTGGGTGCGGTGGGCACCAGCCTTGCATATGCCGAACCGGTCGAGGTCGGCAGCCGACCGCACGTGCCGCCGCTGGAGCCGCTGGCGGATTGGGTCCGCCGCAAGCTGGGCAAGACCGGCGAGGAGGGTGACGCCGTGGCGAACGCCATCCGCTGGGCCATCGCCAAGCGCGGCACGAAGGGCGCCTTCATGTTCCGCGACGCGCTGGCCGCCGTCCAACCCCAGCTCGAAAGCATCCTGGCCGCCGCGGCCCAGCGCGCCATCCACCGTGTCGGAGGTGCTGCATCATGACCGATCCCGTGCGGGCCGCCATCGTCGCGGCGCTGGAGACCGTGCCGGCGATCGGCGCCGTCCACGCTTTCGAGCGCTACGCGCCGCAATCGCAAGCGATGCAGGCGCTCTACCGGTGGACGAACCCCGACACCGGTGCGGCCGAGATCCGCGGCTGGTTCGTGTCGCTGGTGTCCGAGCGATACGGCGCGCCGCGCGCCGGCCGCGGGACCGTGGTCGGCGGCTGGCTGATCACCGGGCTCCTGGCGGTGCAGGACGCGGCGGCGAGCGAACTGACCATCGCCGCGCTGGCGCGCGCCGTGGTGGCGCGGCTGGCCGCCGACCCGACGCTCGGCGGCACGGTCGGGCGCCTGTGCGACGGGCGGAACGGGCCGGCGACTGACGTGGGGGCGCAGATCGAGCGGATCGAGCCCGTCATGTTCGCCGGCGTGCTCTGCCACCGCGCCCGCCTGTCCCTCGTCACCGAACGGTTCCAATAGCGAGGAGAGCACCGATGCGCCCCTGCATCGACCGGATCGTCACCGACCAGAAGGACGGGCCGCGCCCGGTGGCGCCGTCCGTCATGCCGTCATCCGAGCCGCCATCCGGGCCGACACCGGCCGCGGACGCGTCCGCCCCCGCCGTCGAGCCCGCCCCCATCGAGCCCGCCCCCGTCAAGACCGCCGGCCGCCGCCGGCCGGCCGTCCCGCAGGAGTAAGCCGCCATGCCGCCCGTGCCCAGCGCGCCGATGCATTTCGATCACAAGGACGTGCTGATCGCCGTCGAGACCGAGTACGGCGACGACGACGGCCTGACCTTCCAGGCCTGCCGCCTGTGGGACGTGCAGGCCACCTGGCTGGAGGCCGACGAGAAGGAATTGCCCTATGTGTTGAAGCACATGGGCAACCGGCACGCCGAGCTGTTCTCCCGCCGCACCCGCCTGACGGCCAAGGTCGGGCTGGTCGGCTGCGGCGCCGCGGCCGACCACATCCCGCTGTGGGATCCGTTTCTGCGCGCCGGGGGTGCGGCGCGCACGCAGGTCGCGAAGACGGCCAACGCGACGATTGCCGCAGCCGCCACCCCCGGCGCGGGGGCCGAAGGCGCCTTCACCTACGCGCGGACCACCGCCTATGCCGGCGTGTTCGACCGCACCGTTACCCTGACCTGCACGACGGGGGGAGGCACCGGCGTCGCCGCCTTCACCGTGGCGGCGCCGGCGGTGGAGTATCTGCCGGCCTACAGCGAGACCGGCGTGGTGATGACCACGGCGTCGCCGTTCCAGTTGCCCGGCGGGGCGGAGATCACCCCGTCCGCCATCGGCACGCCGTTCGAGGTGGGCGACAGCTTCACCATCGCACTGACGGCGCCGGGGTGTCTGTACGAGCCGTCGTCGGACCGCACCGGCCACAAGTCGGCGACGCTGCGCGCCTATCTGCCCGACCCGTCGGCCGGCGGCGGCCAGGAGCGGCTGTACCGGATGCTCGGTTCGCGCCTGAACGTGAAGGCGACCGGCGCCATCAACGACTTCCCTTATTGGGAGGTCGAGATCACCAGCCTGTTCACGGCACCGGCCTTCGCCGCGGCGGCGGTCGCCGATTACAGCGGCTGGCCCGATCCGGTCGAGGTCTCCACCGCCAACACGCCGATCTGCCGCCTGTTCGGGCACGATCTGGTGGCCGAGCAGTTCGGCTGGGACAGCGGCAACACGGTGGAGCTGGTGGAGCGCGTCGGCCGGACGGCGGTGCGCATCAACGACCGCAAGTCCACCGCCAGCTTGAAGGTCGAGGAACCGGGGCTGGGCGACTTCGACGTCATGGCCGCGGTCGCCGCACGGACCAAGGGCGAGCTGCTGTTCCAGCACGGGCGTGCCGCCGGCGAGGTGGTGCGCTTCCGCGCCGCGGGCGCCCAGATCGGCAAACCGACCTGGTCGGAAAGCAAGAAGGACCTGATGGTCGATCTGCCGATGCGTCTGGTGCACGGGGCCGAGGGTGACGACGAATGGTCGATCTTCGTGCCCGCCGGCACCGCCGCCTGAGCCAGCCCTTCCACCCGGAGACCCCCATGACGGTTTTTTCCTTCAACATCCAGGACCGGATCGACGTCGTCGCACCGGTCAAGTTCAAGGTCCCGCAGTCGGTCCAGCGCGCGCAGCGCGGTGCCGAGATCCCGTTCGTGACGAAGACCATCTTCGTCGTCTTCCGCATCCCGCACGAGGACGAGATGGAGCGGGTGCGCGAGGAGATGATGGAGCACAACCGGGCGGTCAACGACCGGATCGCCGAGGCTTCCAAGCGGCGGGAGGGCGCATCCCCCGAGGAGCGGGCGGAGGCCGACCGGGAGATCGACGAGGCCACCCGCGGGCTGCGGCTTCAGCAGGTGGAGCTGCTGAAGGCCTTCATCGTCGGGCTGCCGGAGAACCACGGGATCGGCGACGGCGACGCACCGGCGGAGTATTCGCCCGAGCTGATCGAACGGCTGTGCGGCTTCCGCTTCCTTCAGAACGCGCTGTGGGAGGTGTTCGTGAAGCTGCTGAACGGGGACGCCAAGAAGGGAAACTGACGGCGGCGGCGCGGGCCTGGGCCGGGGGCGGGCGCAAGCCGGTCACCGGCACCGTCGCCCCGGCCGCGGTGGCGGCGCTGGCGGGCGGTGGCGAGCCCGAGGACGCGCCGCCGCCGGACGATCCGGACGAACCGCGGCCCTTCCCCGTCACGCTGTGGCGCCCGGCCTGGCCGCTGTTCGAGCTGTTCGTCGCGGCCGATCGGGTCTGGCGCTATCCGGCGATGGGCGGGCCGCCGATCGGTCTTGACCTGGTGCAGCTCCGGCAACTGGCCGACGCCTTCGGGATCGCCTGGGACCGGGAGACGCTGGTGCTGGTGCAGGCGATGGAGATGGCCGCCTGCGCGATCCACGAGGCGGACTGGCGGCGGCGGCACCCGCCGAAAGGGCCTGACGCTCCCCGATCCAAGGGCCGGCGCAACAAGGGCGGATCATGACGAACCTCGCGGTGGCGATCCGGTTGACGGCGGACGGCTCGGCCTTCGTGGGCGAGATCAAGCTGTCGCGCGACGCGCTGACCGGGCTGACCGACGCCGCCAACGACGCCGGGCAGGCGCTGGACCGCGCCGGCGGGTCCGGCAATGTCGCCGATCTGGACGCGTGGCGGCGGTCCATGCAGGCGACGGCCGAGGACCTGTCGCGGACGTCCAGGGGGTTGCGGGAGTTCCAGCAGGCGCTTGAGGCCACGGCTGCGGGCGTCCGCGCCAGCCGGACGGAAACCGAGGCCACCGGCCGCGGCACGGTGACCGCGCTGGAGCAGGTGCGCCGGGCCTACGATCCGGTCTACGCCGCCGCCGCCCGCTACCGCGACGAGCTGCGCGCCGTCCTGAAGGCGCTGAACGACAACAACGTCCAGGGTGGAGAGCGCATCCGCATCCTGCGGGCGGTGGCGGAGGCGCACAACCCGGTCATCCAGGCGAACCGCCAGGAGGCCGCGTCCCTGCAACTGCTGACCGACCGGCTTGAGCCGGCGGCCGCGGCGACGCGCCGTCTGGCCGAGGATCAGGCGCTTCTCGACCGCGCCCTGGCCGGCGGGCGCATCGACGCGGAGAGCCATGGCCGGCTGACCACGGCGCTGAAGGAACAGTCGCTGGCGGCGCGGGACACCGCCGGCTCCACCCGGCTGGCGGCGCATGAGATGACGAACCTGTCCTTCCAGGTGCAGGATGTGGTCGCCCAGCTCGGGTCCGGCACGAACCCGTTCGTCATCCTGGCGCAGCAGGGGCCGCAGGCGGTGGGAGCGGTCGGCGGGGTGGGGCGCGCCCTGTCGCTGCTGCGCACGCCGATGACGGGGGTGGTGGCGGGGGCGACGGCATTGGCCGGCGCCTTTGCCCTGGTCGTGTCGCGGGCCGTGTCGATACAGGCCGAACTGCGCGGCTGGGACGTGGCGCTTCAGGCCACGGGCCAACAGGCCGGGGTGACCGCGGCGGAAATCCGGGGCATCACGGAGGAGATGGTCAGGCTCGGCGCGTCGCGGGACGACGCCGTGGCGGCGCTGTCGGCGGCGCTCGACACACGCAAGCTGGGCAGCGCCGACCAGCTCCGCGAGATCGGGCGTCTGGCCGTGGACCTCGGCGTGCGGCTCGGTGGCACCGCGGAGGCCGGGCAGAAACTGTCGGAGTGGCTGACCACCGGAACGGCGGGCCTTCGCGCGCTGTCGCAGGCCACCGGCGCGCTGACGGTGGAGCAGTACGAAGCGGCGAGAGCGGCCCTGGAGCAAGGCGACCGGCTGAAGGCCAACGCTATCGTCATCGACGCCTTGAAGCAACGGTTCCAGGGGCTGCGGCAGGAAAGCCTCGGTCCGGTCCAGCAGGCCATGGAGCGGTTGAACAGGGAGTTCAACGCGTTCGTGGATGTTGCGGCGAAGGCCAGCGCGCCGCTCGTCATCAGCGTCAGCGTGACCGGTGCCGAATGGCTGAAGGGGTTGGTGGAGTTCCTCAGCAATCCGACCCCGCAGGCGTTCGCCCGCTGGCAGATGATGGGAAATCCGCTGTGGGGTATGAACGGCACGAGCCTGCCGCCGACCGAACCGGCTCCGCCCGCGCCGTCTGTCGGCTCGCCCTTCACCGGCCGGCCGACCGCGGCGGGCACGTCGGCCGGCCGGTACGGGACGCGGCTGAACGGCCTTACCAATGACGAAGAAATCGCCATTGATGAGTTGAAGAAAGCGAACGACCGGCTGGCGGCGGCATATCAGAAGACCGGCGCTGCACGAGAGATCGCAATTGCGAAAGAACAAGCGTACATCGCCGCCATCAACGCCGGCAAGTCTGTAGGCCTGGCGAAGGCCGAAGCGGACGAGGCGGCGCGCATGGCGTCCGTCCAGGCGGCCGCGGCCATCGCCGACCAGACCGCCGAGGTCACCATCCAGACCCGTGCCACGCGCGACGCTGCCGCCGCCGTGCTGGCCGGCACCGTCTCGGCCGCGGCGGGCTGGGAGGCGTTGGGCCGGGCGCAGGCCGAAGCGCTGGCGACCGGTGTGGATCCGCTGACGCGCCAGCGTCAGATCCTGGAGGAGCAGGCGGCGGCGACGGCGCTCGCCGGGGCAAAGCAGGTGGACCAGATGGAGCGCGAGGTGATCGCGCGGCGCAAGGTGGCGGAGGCGGCCGGCGCATCGGTCGCCGCCCAGAAGGAGGAGGAGCTTCAGGCGAAGATCCAGGCGGCGACGCTGGAGGAGACGATCGCGCTCCAGCACGCCGATGCCGAGACCAAGGAGATCCTGCTGGAGGTCATCCGGCGGAAGACGGCCGCCGTCCGCGGCGAGGCGGTGGCGGAGCGCGAACTTGCGCTCGCCACGATGGAGCAGCAGGAAGGGCAGCGGGGCCGCCGGGCGGCGTTCGAGGCGGCGATGGCCGGCGCGCCGGAGGCGGTGCGCGCGCTGGCGACGGCCGAGTTCGAGGTGTTGGAGGCGCTGCGCGCGCAGGGCATCGAATACGACGCGCTCGACACCAAGGGCAGGAAGCGGGTCGATGACCAGGTCGCCGCGGCCCGCGCCAGGGCGACGCTGGAACTCGACACGCAACGCACGACGGCTGCCTACAAGGAGCTGGAACAGTTCGGCGAGCGCGCGATGGACGCGCTGCTGGAGAAGATCGTCGAGGCCGGGGACGGCACGCTGGAATGGCGCGACGCGGTCAAGGCGCTGTGGGGCGAGTTCCAGACGCTCGCCTTGCGGATGGCGGTCATCAATCCGATCAAGAATTGGGCGTTGGGCAGCAATTTGCCGACGCTGTGGGATCTGGCCGGGGCCATCACGCCGGCGGCGTCCGGGGGTGGGGTCCGGCCGGTGACGGCCGGCACGCCCGCCGCCGCCAACCAGAACGCCCAATCCGGGGGGGGCACCGGCGGGCTGTCGATCGGGTCGCTGTCGCGGCTGACCGACCCGTCGGCGCTGCCCGGCTGGTGGCACTCGCCGGTGTTCGGCTCTTCCGGCTCGACGGCGAACAGTGTCGGCGTGATCAACGACGGCACGGCCGGCTTCGACACGACCGGGGCCTTTGACGCCGCCGGCAACCCGCTCGGCGGCGCCACCGGCGCGACCTGGGGGCAGGTGGCGACGGCCGCGGGGGCGGCGTTGAGCGCGTTCAACGCGTTTCGCGCCTTCTCGCAGGGTCAGATCGGCAGCGGCATCGGCAACACCATCTCCGCCGGGCTGGGCATCGCGCAGCTCGCCGGGGTGGCGCTCGGGCCTTTGGGACCGATTGCCATGGTGGCCGCCCCCATCATCGGCGGATTGCTCGACGGGCTTTTCGCGAAGAAGCCCTCCGCCAAGGAGGGCGGCAGCACGATCAATCTGACCACCGGTGCGGAGACCATCGGAGGGCAGACGGGCAAGAAGTTCTCCCAGGAAAACCGCGACGCGGCCAGCGACATCTCCCAGGCCGTGTACGAGATGTACAAGGGCCTGTCCGACCTCGCCGGCGGCAAGACGCTGCCCTTCGACATGTTCGTCGGCGTCACCCAGACCGGCATACGGGCGCAGTACAACGGGCCGAACACCGAGCGGACCTTCGGCAAGGACGACGCCGGGATCAAGGAGCTGACCGCGTGGTTCGCAGGCATCTTCACGCGCGAACTGAAGGACGGCTTCGAACCGGCGGTGCAGCGGGCCATCGACAACATCGACTGGAGCGACCTGGAAACGGGGATGAAGCAGCTCCAGTTCGCGATCGACTTTCCGCTCCGCACGAAGGACCTCGCCGGCAACCTGTCCCTTGAGGACGCGACCCGGCGACAGGCGAAGGAGGGCGTGAAGAGCACGACCACCGCGCTGAAGGAGTTCCTGGAGACGACGGAAAAGCTGTGGCCGGCGGTGCAGCAGGGCGGACGGACGGTCACCACCACCACCCGTGAGCTGACCGAGATGTCGGCGGCCGAGGCGATCGGCAAGGGGTTGCTGACGCGCGAGCAGCAATACATGGGCGACGCGACCTGGGAAACCGTCTGGAAGGACGTGGAGGGTCGCGTCGTCCAGGTCGGCGACGACCTGTCGCAGACCGTCGCCATCTGGCGGGACGTGACGAAGACGGTGACCGAGGGCGGCCAGGCC